TCTGTACCTAAATCTTTGGGCCATTGCCTGTTCCTTGTGGCATTTCTTCGTAATCTCGGATTTGGCTGTAGGCGAGCAATTCAGCTTTGGTCCATACGTGATGGTCGTCCCAATCTTGGCAGATATTTGGGGGACGTATGCCCATTCGCTCACATGCTCTCCATATTGCGTACTTTTCTGTTCTATACTTGGGCAGGATTACGCGTTTTGCGCTTCCTGCTCCCCAGCTAAAAAAGACTCCGTTGCCTCATCAATCTTTGTCTGATTCAGCCCACACGCAGTAATGATTAACTGGACAATCCGCTGTTTCTCAAGTTGTGAGAATCCAGCTTTTGTGAGTTCTTCCTCGAAATTTTCATACGTTGAGGGGTCGCTCATGTCAACGGAATCCCATTCGAGATTTTCTGTTGCTTCAAGACTCTTCAAACATGTCCAGTACCATTTTCGTGTTGACCACTCATCCATCTCTTTGAGGTATTGCGGGTCATCGAGGGCCAAACCCGTTTTGCCGCCGGGAAAATGTCTTTCTGGTGCCTCAGGAGTCGGACAAATTTTGTCAAAGTCATTCAGATCCAAAACAGCTTGTGCTTTGAAGACGATGTTTGTTTCGCCACGCGGAATAACAAGTGTCTCCACTCTTGGCGTATTTAGGTCAATGCCTTGGATTTTCATAATTTGTTACCTTGATATTGCCCACGGCCTTAGTGGCCGTGGGCAGTTGGTTGTTAGTTAAGACCGCGCGGGTGTAACAGAGTTACACCGGCCACTACAAGACACGGTGCCATCATTGATGTTCGCATCCCAAGATTCCCAATAGAAATCAGAAATCGTGAATGTTGTTTCAACGCCGGAGCCACCACAGCTGTCATCAAGCGCAACTGTGATATCCGTTTTGAACGGGTCACAATAACTCTCAGACGAACCAAAGGCCGTACCCTTGACGGCATCCTCAATGGTCCCGTAGGTTGTGTACTTCCAAGTGAACTCAAAGCTCACTTCCATGGGCTGATCGTCACCGCGACGAACTTCATCGAGACTACCGCGATCAAGGATGAACTCCATCTCGCGGGCTTCTGACCACGAGAAAGTTCCCTGTCCGACGGCAATCTCAGTCGAGCCAATCGTGATGGTAGCACCACGCAGGTCCACGGTCGCAAAGACCGGAACCTTAGCTTGTGTTGCCAGGAATCTCATTGCGTTTCTCCTAGTTACTCAAGGACATTTCATAATGCCCTTCAACTGTTGCTTGTTCAAGTGGTACATCGGGCTTAATGCGTCCGAAATACCTAAAAGCGATTCGCTCCCGTGGTTCTTTTTGAATAAGTTGCAAACATCCTACCGAAGAGCCGTCGTCGCCAACGCCACTACCATACTTGAAGATAGGGATGTCAGTGAATGCGGCTTGTACCTCACCCGCAACGGCTCGAAGAGCATACAAATCATTACCGATTGCTTGCTGAATCAAGACGTTGATTTCCATGTAGGCACGAAACTCATTGCGAGAGACCTCTGTCAAATCCGGACCATCAATTCTCAGCTCACAAAATGATTGTAAATCAGATGTTGCACGTCGCTCACCTTCGATGAATAAATCCACCCCAAGGAGAGTCCCGCGAAAATGCTGACAAACGGATGCGAAGATCCATTTTGACCAATTTGGATTTGCTGTACTCATGATGCGTCCGGCCTTGCTTCAAGGGTCTTTACAATTAGTTCCCACATACGACGTTCCAACACTAATCTTTGCCGAGACACTTCATAGTATTGATTGTCGTAAATGATCTTGGTGCCCAAGTCAATCTCAAAACTTGTAGGTACATCCTTAGCATCAATCAGTATCGTCGATGACTTCACGTCAAAGTAACCACCATATGCGAAATTCTTATTGGCGGCGATCATAGTAAGTGAGTACACCGTGTCCCGATCGAATTGGATCGGGAGGATTACTGCTCGATTGACCGTGATCGTTGTATCCGCATCTGTCATGATACCTGTAGTGAGGTTGGTAGTGCTACTGGTATTCACGAGATCAATACTGACGCCACGCTCACGTTTGAGGCGGTAGATGATATTTGCAATTTGTCTTGAGATCGTTGTCATGATGGATATGCCTCCCGCCCGAAGGCGGGAGGCTTACCTCCTTAGCTGTAGACGAGAACGCCCAACTCTTCGTACATCACCTTGACGCCATACAGCATATCAAGGGTGACGAGGTGGCCCTGTGCATTACCATCATAAGTGATGGTGACACGAAGGCCCATGCCGTCGCTCTCAGCGACGAACGAGCGAGCACCAGTGCCAGCCATGGGAGCCGCCAGAGGACGACTGACCAATGCAATGGCATTCGGATGGAAACCAAGGCTGTAGTTACCAGCCGGACCAATACCGACAACAGCATCATCAGCCACACCGGATTCCAGCGGACGGTCCAAGAGCATGGATGTCGTGGTCGGAGTGCGAAGCGTGCCATAACGGGCATCACCGGTCCCGAAGGACACAAGCTGACCAACCTTCGGAGCAACGGAGAAACCGTCAGTCACGAGAGGCTTGGACCAGTTGTTGGCGTAACCAGCAGTGAGATTGACAGCGCCAGGACTGTAAACAGTCACGACGGCATCATCCACAACAGCACTCTTCAGACCAGGACTGACAGTGATCTGCGTCGTGGAACCGGAAGCAGGACTGACGGCAGTAATCAACTGCGGTGTCATATCTCCACCAATCGTGCACCACGACCCAACAGTCAATGCCGACGAGAAACCATCAACATCAATTGCCGTGTCACCGATATTGTAGCCCGACACATTGTCCACCGTCACCAATCTTGTCAGCCTGCGTGAAATCATCGATGTTCAGGATCTGCGTCTTTGCACCCACAGAAGCGATGCAATAACGATCCGTGGTCGGGAACAGAAGCTCATCCATCTTAGTCGTCAGGCTGATAGCCGTGGACTTCGTGATGTCCGTGCCCAACTTACCGACAGTGTTGTCCATAAATTGGTACTTCTGCGCGAGAAGCGTGGAGTCAATACCTTCGGCCATCGCACGGACGGCACGTTCGAGGTACTTGTTACGGAGACGCTGGAAGCTCATGCTCTCTTCACCATCATAAATGATGAAGGAGACGTGGCCCCACTGGTTCAGCTTGACGCTGTCACCAGTCGTGCGTGCATCCTGAACGGTAACATTGTCACCATCAACCTTGCGCTTCAGCTCAAAGTCCGAAGGCTTGTCATAGTTCACGGTGTCACCAAACCGTGCGACTTCGCTGTTGTAATCACGGTAGACGAGATTACCCATCAGCAGACGCTCTTCGAGGACCATAAGCGACTCTTGCGCCCACAGTTCAGGAATCAGTGCATCATTGCTGTTCGCGAAAACAGGGATCATTGCGTTTGTTCGTTCGATCTTCATTACTTTTCTCCTAGCTAAAGGACAGTTTACCAGACTTTCTTGCCTCGCGGTACTTCTTGTAATCCTTTGCAAGTTCCACGGGGTCTACGTCACCAGAACCACCCGACGATCGCTTACGATGGCCCATACCACCTGAACCTTCAACCTCAAAGAGATTCAGATATTCATCCATCTCGCGCATACGTTTTACAGCGTCGGTTACTGAAAGTGTCAACTCAACGGGTTCACCGTCGTCGTTGGTTGCTTGGAACTTCACCTTTGGGGTGAATGTGCCTGTCGGATGTCCAGACTTGTCAAGGTCTTCAACAAGCTCAGTATCATCCTTGAGCATCTTAATAATTTGATTGGGCCGTGCTTTGTATTCCATCGCCGCACTCGTAAGGGCCTGATTGATTTGGGAATCAACGTAGCGGTGCCGCCATGAATCACGGTCTGTTTCCAATTGCTGCAATTTTTGTGAATGCTCTTTTTGGAGCTTGTCGGCCTGTTGCCGAGCCAACTCTTCTTTGGTCCGAACGGTACTTTGCAGGGACTCAATGTGCTTCTCGTACTCTTCGCGTTGCTCCTCAGTGAGTGAGGACTTTGCTTTTGCCGCTTCAAGCTCATCAATGACCTTTTTGGTCTGAGACTGAAACTTCCGCTTTTCATCAGCGAGAATACGATTCACATCTTCTTGGGTAAAGATGCTACCTCGACGACCATCGCCGCCATTGTTGCCGTCGTCGTCATTGTTGCCGCCGTCGCCATTGTTGCCGCCGTCGTCATTGTTGCCGCCGTCGTCATTGTTGCCGTCGTCAAAGACTGGGATCAGAGCTTCATTGTCGGCCCATGTTAGCTTATACTTGTTCATGGTATTCCTCATTAAATACGGTTCAGTTTGATGTTGTGGGGATCACGTAAGAATGGCAGTAAGAACCGCCATGCACGAATGCTTGGGATACCCGCCAAAATATGTTGCGGTACTCTGTCTACGTCATACGTTGAACGTACATTCCCATAGCCCTGAGCAACCATTCTCAGGTTTGCATACTCAATGTCAGGATCAACGCCATCAAGGAGTGCCAATGCTACTTCAGCACAAGCCCATTTGATTGCGTCGGGAACACTACTGTCATTGTACCGTGGAAACTGTAGTTCCTGGTCCTGTTCAGCTTTTTTACCACGGAAGTTAAGTTGGTCGATGGTTCTTGTTGCCTCCTTTGCTGCTTTTGTTTTATCTTCCTCAGACGCCGATGTCCAAGCACTAACGTTCAAACGTTCATCAAAATAGGCGTCACCTTCTGCATTCGTTATATAAGGTGTCATTGTGCTTCACCTCGTACTTTCTTCTGACCATCATCGGAGAATACTTCGCTCTGTGAAAGAGTCTTACTGTCTTTTTGCGTTCGTCCTGGGTCTGGATCAATGTCTTGGACACCTTGCTCCTTGGGAGCTTGGGACTGTGCGATTGCAATACGCTTGAGTCGATCAGCATGGTCAGCTCTAGCTTGTTCGTATTCCTTCTCACCGTAACCACGGATACGGCTTGCAGTGGCATCGCTGACGAGTCCAGCGGAATGATCAGCAATAATTGTTTCAGGCGTCGCGGTTACTACTTCAGACCCATCAATCTCATCAAAGATTTTCTGAATGGTATCTTCTGAGACTTTGTGTCCAAGCTGAACTTTGATAACCTGTTTTGCGATTTCTTGCTGATAGGTCTTAGATGTAAAGGCTGTAATTTCTTCACGGAGTTTCCTAGCCTCTTCTTGACGAACTGTCTCTGATTTAAGGCTGTAGTTTGAAGGATATTTGATTGTAACATCATTTGTCTCACCCTCGTACAGGTGCCAAATTCTAGCAATCTCAGTCTCCCCATACTGGAGTTCAAGACCGATTGCCGCAAGGCCAGCTTCAAGGCCACGGTCATCAAAAGACTTACTCTCCACCGAAGCATGTTGAGATTTTGTTGATGCAAGTGAGAGATGAATAAGTTGCCGAATCTCTTCCTTCATCATCTCTTGCTTTTTCATGGATGCCTCAAGAGGTTCTGAGGACGGATGGATAAATTGCGGTGCCTCCATGCCTTTCGGGTACCTTCGACCCTGCTGAGGACCGTTTATCACACTATGTGTTGATGACGCTTTTGATGCTGAATCTTCACCTTCGCGGTGTGCTGTCTGTGTTGTTGTCTGCCCTGTTTCACTGAGTGTCTGTTGCAGCTCAGCTTGACGCATATGCGTCAGCTCTGCGATCGGGTCAAACTGCTCGACATAAAATGGAAAGTTATTTTTAATTGTGCTGAGATCCGAAGATGCGATGTTCAACAGAGCTATTTGGTAGTCCGCGATATTTTTGAGCAGGGAGTCATTTAACTGCATGATGACCAATGGTATACGCGGAATCTGCAATACCAGCTCGTCAGTCATTTCGCCCTGAGCGTCAAAAATCATGACCGCAACACCGTCTTCAGTGAGTGTCATATAACGATATTGCTCACACTCGCGGATGGGCAAATTGAAGGTGTCGTCAGTTTCATAGATAAGATCCTCAAGAAGGACAGTCTCAAGGCGGCCATCATCATCGTAGTACCAAGACTTAATGGCCTCAGCATTATATGTGTAGATATACGGCATACGCCCTCGTACATCTGCTGCACTGATTGCATCATCAATCCGTGGACGATCAACAAACACGCCAACTTTGCCGAGAGCAAGAAGCTCAGGCAGAATCTCTGTGCTGATGAAACTGTTAATATCACTCCCCAACCCATCAACGCCACGTGTCCCAGGATGATTCCTCATGGCCTGCTGGTAGGTCTTGGAGCCACCTAAACGCTCAATGTCAATCATACGCCGGAAGATGGAGTTTCTGACCTCAATCAGTGCCGACTCTGCATGGGCAGGATTATAGGACATAGCCTTTCTGAGGTCATAATCCTTCTCATCTTCCTTCGTGCTATACTTTTGCAGATATTGATCCACGAATTCACGTCCACCCTCAAGGACGTGACGGTATTTGCTCCAATTGGAGACTTGCACATCATATTGCGGATGCGTGAGATTTTGAACTTTAAATTCCATAGATATTTACCATCCTTTGACTCATGGCGGCAAGGCCAAGTGCTATTTCAGCGTAGTTTCTTGCGTGTCCAAAGTGGTCCGGTTCATTGCCTGTTTCATATTTACCAACCGGATTACCCTCGGAGTCTTCACGGTACACTCGAACCTGGGCCTTAATATGGTCGCGATATTCCCTCGAAATGTCTATGGGTAGGGAAATCGTCTTTGCTTTGAACCTTCCCAGTGAAAGATCCAGCCATGACGTGCGGTCAACCGTAATTGCAAATTCTTCTTCACTGTGGTGTACAATCTCTTTTGCCTTTTGGCCGCGGCCATAATAACAACGCTTAACCAGCCCACTCCAGCGGCGACAAAATTCAATAGTCTTCCGCACCTCAGGCTGTGCATCAATTAAAATCATATTGGGGCGGTACTTGGCTACAAGCTCATCAAGCTCTTCAAATTCATCTTTGGTGCCCGCCTCTACGACTTTAGGCGTGGACATCATATTAATATCAAAACCGCCCGTAGGCTTCAGAGTCCATTCATCTACTTCATAATGCAGTTTTGTGCCAACATCAACACCAATTGTAACAACTTTGTTCTCACTGATATTTCCGCCAGTCTTATGTTCGCCAAGGCACTCATTGATATTCTCCTCAGAGATTCTTGCGCCAGCAACCTCATGGGTAACGCCAAGTTTGGAATTGTAGAGTTCTTGCTCAGCGGCAAGATTTGTCTGAGCCAATATAACTTGTTTGGCAATAGCCGCAGGGTGCAACATAATAGAATACAATTGGCTCACGTGAAAGCCTCGCATATTTCTGTCAGGGTACGTTGGTACCCATTCCATCCCTGCGAGGAACTCACGCTT